ACACAAACGCCTGCTCGGTGTAACGCGAGAGGCCCATCAGCGTATTACGGCTAGATGGAGGGATTAGGAAGAAGCGATTGTCCATTGGCGTGTCGTTGTCGTCCAGGCGCTGAATGGTACGGCGGATAGCCACATCGGTCAGTGCAGTCTCGTTGTTCGAGCCAGCAACATAGGCTGTAGTGCCATCGCCGCCGATAAACGAACCAGTTGCATAGACGTTTGTGCCAGCACCACCATTGAAACTGCGGCCCAACTGCACCAGATCGGTATCCACTTGTTTGGCAAGTGCATAACCCGCATCAGAGGTGTAGAAGTTACGCAGGCTGTTCAGTGCCTGTGCTTCAACAATGTCTTCAATCAAGCGGCTGTACTCGTAATGCTTATTGATACTGATCGTGACTTCAGTTTCAGTTGCAGCAATCAGAGTAACGGCAGTGCTTGCAGCTTTGGCAGACGCAGAGCCGCGAGTCGGGGCAGGAACGTGAACGGTGTCACCTTTCTTGCCTTTGAAACTCATCTTCATCACGGCATTGGCAAGAACCAGGTTCTTCTTGTATGCCGCAACAATTTCGTCTGACCAAATTTCGGGGATAAAGGTAGCCGCCGTTGTGACGGTTACCGCAGGGGTGGGAAATGGCATGATAAAACTCCAAAAAAAAGGTTATTTCACTCGCCCATCAGCGTATGCCTGCATGATTTCATCACTCAAGGCATCATACCGATTGGGATCAGTCATCTTCAATCGAATGAGGTCTGCTCGTCGGTAAACTCTTTTTCCGCTTTCGCCTGTGCCGCCAGTGTCAACAGTTGCTGCTTTCAAAGCCTGGCTCCTGACTTGTCGGCTTGACTCATCAGTTTGTCTGGCTTTAACACCCTTCAATTCCTTGTAGGTGGTTAGCAATTCATTGGCACTGTCGTAATCAAATTCACCATCAGCTTTAGCGTACAGCCCCAAGCGAACTGGTGATTGCTTCACCCAATCCACAAACCCTTGGTCATTTGCCACTTGGACAAAATCGGGGTGCTGTTGCGTCAGTTTTTGCTGCATCTGCATCTTGTTGAAGTCAACGGCTGCTTGCCGTGCTTTGACAACATCAGGATGTCGATCAATGGTGTTTTGGACTGCTTTCTGCGGATTCTCAAAAAAATCTACTTCTGGCTCGACCTCAACAGGTTGTTGCTTTGGAGAGAGATTTTGCTTGATCAGTTCGTCTGCAAGTTTTCTGACTTCACCAACTTCTTGCGCTTGTTTGCCAATATACCTTTCGGCTTCTTGGTGCATTCGCACAACTTCTTCAAGAGATTTTGACCGATATTTCTCGGGAATCTCATTGACTTTGGCTTCTTCAACTTCCAGTTCGCCTAGCGTCTCGTTCTCTTGATCAACTAACATAATTTTTTCCTGCCATTTAAGGTTGTAGGACACAGCGCGGCATATTGCTTATGCGCTGGCTTTTTGCTCCGATTTCAGCTTATCTAGGTGGCTCTTTTCAAACTTACCGTGCGCTGACGGGAATGAACCTGACCACCCTTCCAGCCGAAACGCTGGGGTTTGCAAAGCGCGGTGGGCTGTCCCACCACACTCGCACTGAACGATTTTCATCTCATAACTGACAAATCGGTCAATCTTGTGTCCGTTTTCACAGACAAATCCATAAATTCTTTTCATAAATCCTCGTAGGCTCTTTCGCTTACTTGTTTCAGATTCTTCAACCAAATCAAAATAGACAATTCGCCTTTTTTGAATTGTAAATCTTTTTCGTCCTGAACATTGCTGACATTGTTAATAGAGTTGATCACGTTGTCAACATCCTCCATTAAGTCAATCCATCCAGGTTTGGAAAATAGGTCAAATCTGTCGTCATAGTATTTTTGCAGTTCTGGAGTCATATTTTGATAACAAATTGCCAAGTAAACCAGGCGGTTAAGCCAACCACTACAGCTACCAATGCAGCCCATAGACCAAAAGTCAGTATGTCATTAATCTCTGATGCCCTAATTGCCTTGGCGTGAGCTGCTTCAGCTTCTGCCTTCTTGCGTTCAGCCACCATGCGGTTGCGCTCCAGCATCAAGGAATTCCATACGTCGTCATTGCCCGACCAAATCAACATCTGCTTCAACTCGTTCTCTGCGTCTTGAAGCTGCTTGAGCTGCATCACCGTTTCAAACGCCACTGCCGTATCGCTCTTGCCAAAACCCTTTGGCTTCTTCTTGACCGACTCCTTGGCGATAACGTCCTTCGCCTCAAAGAACTTCATCAGGTCACCGCTGATGCCATTGATGTCCTTTCCCATCTTGATGGCAGCTTGTATCCCTTTTATGGCTCCTTGGGCTACAGCAAATGCGGTAATCGGGTCAATCATTTGTCCCGCCTATTCCACATCTCGAATAGCGTTTTGATCTTGTCCTCCAAGACAGCCACCCGCAAATCCAACTTTGCCAATACGATTATCAGCGTGATGATTGCCAGCAGTATGGGCCATGCTTTCGACAGGATTTCAAAGAAGTCCACTTCACAGCCCTAGTGCTTTCTTGATAAACTCAGCTGCTACACCTGGCCCAAACAGAACTGCTGCAATCACGACATAGAGCAGATACTCCAGCTTTGCCATGCGCTTTGAGCCAGCAGCAAAACTCTTCTGGATGCCTTCGTACCGCTCGGCACAGATGGCCTCATGCACTGACAGCTTAGCCTCAGTTTCGCTGATCATTTTTTCGGTCATGCTGTTACTCCTTTAATCAATGAGAAGTTGATTACAGGAGCATCGGTTGCAATGCCTCCAGTTGTGTAAAACGTAACATTGAAGCTACCAGCAGCAACTGCGGTAACCAACAAAACGTAAAGATTTGTTCCAGACTTTTGGTTCAAAATTATGGTATCGGTAGCCGCCACCAATGTATTTGTCACCGTAAATGTTGCCGCTACAACTGACCCTGCTGCCGAAAACATGGTAATTGCACCACTTGGCTTGCTCAGTGTTACGCCTGTTGTCCTGCTTGTTGCTTGAGTAACAGCACCACCAGAGCCTGTGCCGTAGCCAAGACCAGCAGGAGAAGTAACAAGTACGCCATTACTAGCAGAAATTTTATAGGCCTGAGTGTTGCCGTAGACATTCAAGTCTTGCTGTACGTCCAAAGCCGCAACAGAAGTTGCTCCTGTCAGTTGGATGTCAATGCTTGGTACTGTGTATTGATATACGGAATCATTGGTTGAACCAACCATATACATCTTTGTACCATCAGGCTTGATGTAAATACCAGTAGGGGCTGCATCTTGACCAGAAATACTGAACACGTTGACAAATGCTGATGTGCTGATGTCCCAAGGTGTTGTCAGGTTGTATTGGTTAACGTCATCTCCCGTGTTACCAATTACAAACATCCGTGAGCCATCGCCAGTAAACACAACACCATTGGGGATTGTTTCTTGGCCCGATACTGAGAAAGACTGCAAGAACGTGGCTGTTGATACGTTCCAAGCGGTTGACAACGTGTACTGGTAAACAGTATCGCCAGTAGAGCCAACCATGTACATAGACAAGCCGTTGGGTTTAAACCATAGCCCAGAGGGAGTTGCTTCTGCTGCAACAGAAAAAGAAATGCTGTCGTAGGATGCTGTTGCAACAGACCAAGGTGTGCTTAGTGTGTATTGGAATACCGCATCGTTGGTTGCACCAAGCAAATACATTTTTGCGCCATCAGCACGGAAAAATAATCCTTGGGGAGCGGTATCTTGTCCAGCCACAGAAAAGACAGTTGAGTAAACAGCAGAAGAAACAACCCAAGCCGTAGATAAGTTGTACTCGTTAACATCATCACCAGTAGTGCCAATGACATACATCTTCAACCCGTCAGGGCTAAAGAATAAATCGGTTGGATTTGTCTCCTCTCCAGCAATAGAGAAAGACACACTGTCGTAGCTTGCACTAATTACGTTGACGTTGCTTAGGATGGTGTCACCAAATTGGCTTAAGCGACCAGCAGAATCTATGCGAACACGCTCAGTTGGCGTACTACCCCCATCAGAAGTAGTGCTGAACACCAACCGTCCGGGCATATCGTTTGTGCCGGGAGTGCCATCTACTGCGGCTGAGATTCCTGCCGCTGAAAGAAAGTTAGTGCCATCGTCACCTGCATATGAGATAGCACCGAGACTGTCACCATTTGCAACTACACCCATTGTCCCAATAGCCGCACTTTTCGATCTTGCAAGGTTAAATGTTGGCGTTGCTGATGCAGTTGCAGACCAGAGTGATGTAGTCATTCCTGACCCACCATAACCAGTACCAGCCTGAAAATATTTAGCACTTACATTAACGCCGTTAAATGTTTGCACTCCGACTTGAGTTGTGTAACCGACTATTACACCACCACTTGCATCAATCACAAAAGGACTTGCATCAGGACTAGCCGAATCTTCAATTAAAAAACTATTCCCCGTACCAAAATTGGTAATCGTCAATGGTACGGCTGTCCCGCTGGTCACTGTGAAGCTGCTTGCGGTTGTTCCTGATGACACAAGGCTTGTTGCGGTGATAGCTCCCGCGCCAAGAGTCCCCACGCCAGCCATGTTGCCAGTGGTATCCGCAATGGTTACTACGCTGTTTTGTACTAGCTTGCCAGTTGTGCCATCAAATCTAACGATGGCGTTGTCAGTTGAGGATGTTGGGCCTGCAACATCGCCGCTGCTGCCAGCACTACCGCCTTGTCTCAACTCAACAAGTTGTCGCTCCAGTTCGGGCGGTACAACCTCACCCACATTGATTTGCTGACCAGTTGAGAGGCTGATGACCAGCGAACCGTCAAAGTCAATGCTTGCATCAGTCACTGACACACCATCAACACCGTCAACACCATCCTTACCCGGTGCGCCTGGGGTGCCTTGCTTGCCATTGGCGCCATCGCGCCCTGGCTTTCCATCGCGCCCGTTACGCCCATCGCTACCGTTTAAACCATCTCGCCCGTCTTTGATGGTTAAGACGCGCTTCTCAATAACATCTGTTACGTTGTCAAACTTCTCAGTGATGTTA